CGGTACGTGAAGCTGCTTATGCAAAGCGCCGGGATGTTTTATGGCACCCTGAATCCACTTTGCGGGTCCGCCTGATGCACGATGCGATACGTCAGTCATAATCTGCATCAACGTCACGACCAGCAGGGGTCTTGACCTTGGATGCAGCCGAAAGAGGACGCATTTCTGAACCAACGCCGCCGCCTGATTTGCGAGCGGGACGGTCCAGACGGTGCTTAGCCATGTGGCCATGAGCGGCAACATGTTTCATATGCTTGGCAGCGCCGCCATGCTTCTTTTTGGAAGCTTCTTTGACAACGTTGGAGCCAGCACCAGCATAGACTTCCTTCGGTGTTTCATCGTGTGCAATGTCGCCCTTAGTAGCGCCACCATCTTTGCGGTGATGTTTGGCATGATGTTTGCCGTGATGTTCGGCGTGATGAACTTTACCCTTCATAATAAACCCTCCAACCTATTAGGCATTAACTGCCTGAAGATAACGTACGACCAAAGTACCCAGACCGTTAGTAACACTATGTGCACCGGATTTGACATACAATTGAATGTCAGATGTTCCGGTGTTGATCCACAATGTAGATTGGGCGAGGGTTGCGGGATTAAGTGCAATCTTACCAACCGAATTGGCATTTGTGGCAGAGACAAGTTCTGTCGCTGTTGCTGATGTACCAACGCTAAGTGTGTAAGTTGTTGTTGCGCTTGACCACGCCACGGTTGTGATAAGATCAATAGCAACAATCAAGCTATTGGCCGGGATCACAATAGTAGTGGCGGTAGCTGTTTCGGTCGTTGTTTGGTTAACGGCGTATTTTTGCGCCATTTCCACAAAACCAACATTCTTGAGCGTACCGGGTGTAGTGCCGGTCGTATCAAGAACATCACCAGCCGTAAGAGGGCCGGTAAAGGTTGACATTCCCATTTGTGCCTCCTGCACGAGTTGTCACATAGTCTGTGCAGCGTCCGCTAGGTCGGTCTATGTGACTGAAAACCCTAGATAAAGGCGGGGGCATAAACCCCCGCCAGTTTGACTTACGATGTGGGGAAGGACCCATAGATACTGCGCCAGTTGTAGTAACCTACAGAATAGCGCTCGTAGCCTTTCACTAACAAATTATCTGTAGTGAAGTCGACTTGCATGTCCATCTCAAATGGAATTCTGTCCATGTAGACAAGGCCCTTGATGTTAGTAAGCAAGAACCATGCATAGTTAGAGGTCAAAAAGTCCATAACCATGTAGGATTCAGGCAAACCGCCGCCAGTAAATAGCACTGCGTTAACATCATTATCTGCAGTACCCGGACGAAGTTGCGTCTTGGTAAGGCGGATAGCGACCGGCTCCAGTGACGGGGGAACAATGAGCTTACGCGCACGGGCGAAGATCTTGTTGCCAGCAATATCACGGAAGTTCTGACGGATGGACACCATGCCGTTAAGCAGTGTGGATTCGTTCAGATCAACATCGACCGTGGGCTTGTTAGCAATTGTGCTACCGTCGATTGGATGCGAGGTAGAACACAGGGCAACACCGTCACCGCCGATTGAGGCGTTGTAAGTGGTGGCTGTGTTAAACACATTGGCCGCATAAATTTCCTTTGTCTGATGGAAAGATTCGATCAGGCCAAGGTTGGTGGGCTTAAACTGAGCCTTGTACAGGTTATCGTCGATGGCTTTGCGTGTGATCGCATAACCAAGGCCGATTTCGTTATGTTCTTGATTATAAACATAACGCTCACCTGCGCCGTTATCAAACTGGGTGTTGCCACCTTCAGTCTTGAGCTGGGCAAGACCCAGATAGCGCATTTCAGCCGTACGTTCCAACGCCATGTTCGACTTGGTCATTTCAAAGACCTTGTCGTATTGCGATGGAATCATCGAATACTTGCCTTCTACGCCCCGCAGACCGGGGAGCAGAAGATCACGGATTTGACTAAGATTAATAGCCATGTGAGTCTACTCCTTAGAGGCCAGTTGTGGTGCGCAGAGCTTGGTTATTGAAGCCAACCAAAACGTAGTTATACGGTGTGGTTGTATCCGTACCATTTGCACCGGGAGGTGCAGTGATAAGACCAAGGATTCGGAACGCATAATTGGTGGAAGCGCTAATGTTAGCCTGATTCACATAGGCAACAGATTGACCGCTGAGGGTCTGTGTGGTGCTGGGTGAAGCGGGTGAAGCGCCAGCGAAGTCAATGTTCTTGCCAACGTTTGCTTGCGAGACCGCAGCAGAACCGCTGGACTGAACCTTGAAGGTGGCCTGAGGATCGTCAATGACCCAAGCGTTAATAACTGTGCCTGTAGGAACAGTTGTGCTTGCGGGCCAGTAGGGAGACCAGATCACTTTGCCAGCGGCAGTGCTGTAGTACTCACAGCCAATAAAAATGCCAAGAAGTTCATTGGCACCAGTGGTAGCTGTAGTGAGATAGCCGTTGGACAGCGACACGGGGTCGCCACTGAAGTAGTTGTTAGTATCGCCGCTGGAGATCTGATACTGCGATTGGCCAAGAGAGCCAGAACGACCGTTCAAAAATCCCGCAAGCTGAAAACCATTCGGCGCTGATGTATTCGCCATAGGTTAACTCCTGTCGGAAGACCCATTACAAAACAGCGTGTCTTGTTATTGGTCGATGACAAAAATCCACTACGGCGCGCAGCGGGTTACATTCTGTGGTTTATCACATTTTTAAGAACAAGCAAGTGGGGGGTGGCAAGAACCACCCCTATTTTCAACGATTAAGACGTTGGGATGTTAATTGGGCCATAAGATTTACTAACTTTGCGCTGTGTAGCCTCAAATTGGCCCGGTCGGCTGATGCCAATTGCCTGTTCTTTATCACGCACCGCCTGTCTTGCAGTTGCAAGCTCACGCTCTTTTGCCATGTTGCTGATCTCTGACGGACGTTCCATCAGAACCATGCCCTTACGCTCAATAGGGCCACGGTATCCAGCGGGCATCATCTCAGGATGGCGGGAGGCATCAACTGCTTCCCAACCGGCTTGGGCCATTTCAATTGCATGTTCTTTGTCTTCAGCGCCAACAACAGTCTTGCGCTTCCAATTGTAGTCCCAGCCCTCTGGAATAATGGTGGGGCTGATGTAAAATTCATCATACATATCAGGAGCTTGCGTGTTGTTACGCATGCGGGTGCGGAGTTCTTCCGCCCGAATTGCTGCCTCACGCAGACCACGGGATTTACCTTCTGCGGGTGTATTAGGTGCGGTGTTCATTTCGATCTGATCCAATTCTGGAAGGGGACGACTGGGCTTCTGCATGCCTTGATTATATTTGGGATTGTTCATCTTAGCCTCTCAAATCGCCACGGTTAATGTAGAACAGTTTAGCTTCTGCGTATTCCTCATCTGTCATATCCATATCCCGTGCGTACTCACGTTCCGCAGGGCTAAGGGTGACATTTGTGGTGCTGGATGAGCTAAAGGACGGGGCAGCACTGCGACTCACTGGCGCAGACGCTATGGAGTTGCGCGGAGCCGCTTGTTTTGTGGCTGGCGCAGGAGCTGCGGGACGATTGTAGCCCATCTCATTGTCGATGAAGGCAAAATAATCATCCGTATTGGGCGTATAGTCTTCCGCCAAAGCTTTATAATGAGCCGCCGTCATCTTGTTGTTCAGCTTTGGATCGCTGAGAGTCTCAGGATGAGCCTTGATCCATTCCTGCGACTTGGGGTGCAGGTGCCGAATCTTGTCGTCGATAGAATCAGACTGAGTCGGTTGGATTCTTGGTTGCTCAAGTTTTGGTTCAGGGCGAGGCTGTTGGAGAATCGTTTCCAGCTCTTCCTTGCCTTGCTGGAGCGTCATGAGACGGGCCTCAACCTGCGCCATCTGACGCTGGATCTTGGCCCCCCTCTGATAGTCTCCCTCCGCCATAGAGGCTGCGTATTGCGCCTCTAAAGCCTCTGCATCACGCTCAAAACTCGCAATCGCATTGACCAGAGCCACATGCTGGGAGCTTTGCGCTTGATTTTGATACTGCTGGATCTCTTGCTCACGCTTCAAGAGAAGCTGCTCAGCCTCCATCTTCTGTCTGCGAGTCTCTTCAATCTCACGGCGCTTCTCATCAAGTTGTCGCTGCAGGATATCAGGACCGCGCTCACCGGGAATTGGCTCTGGCTCTTCTTTAGCAACCGGAGCTGGAGCTGGTGTCTTGTCTTCCCCAAGATCAATCTCATGCTGTTGGTCAATAGGGGGCGGCGGCGCTTTAACCTGCACCTCAATGGCGTCTAATTCACTCATGGTGTCTCTCTATGGTTAGATGTTCACGGTTTGTTCTATTAGAACACGGCGTCAGGGTGCGGGATGGACAAGCGGATCTGAGTGTCCTGCAGCATCCTGCAGAGAACACCATTGATCTCAATGCTCCATCCATCAGATGTGCGGAACGCTATCCACTCACCCTCTTGAACATTTTGGCCGTTAAATGAGGTTTTATCGTCGTCCACGAAGGCAATTGGTCCCTTCTTGAGGACCAGACCAACCTTACCCTGATATTCATCTTCTTTTCGGGTATCGTGGTGAAGAATAATGCCGCCCTTAGTTTTTTCTGGTCTCTTATAAACCCCTACCAGAATGTAGTTATTGAAGATTTTGATTTTGGAAAGATCTCCAATAGATTCAACGATCTCTTTGCGGGGATCAACCGCATGTGTCATTACTAATGTCATATGTCCTATCTCGCTTTTTCGTCTCTGCCGACCAACGAATCGTTGATCTCTTTTGCCCAGATAAGTGAGTCTTGAAGACCCTTGATGTAACCTACTTGCTGTTTGTATTCCTCCAGTGTTGCGGCTGACCCTTTCGAAAGCATTTCTATTCGGGTCAACCTCTCTTCCTCAATTCTCTCCCATATGCGCTGATACAGGAGCAGATCTAATGATAGCATCCATCACCCATTTGCCGGGGGCCATTTGGTTTTCTCCAGCCGCCCCAGCCCACTGCCGGAACCATATTTGGTCTCTTGGTATTTCGGGAAACTCTTATTCACACGGCCACCTGCTTTGCGCATAGGTGGAACAGGTGCGCCGCCCGGAAGTGCGGGCATAGCGCCCATGCCGGGGCCAACACCTGCGGGTGCGCCCATCCCGCCCGGAGGCATTGGCGGCGGCACAGGAGGAAGCTGAGGTACAGGCGGAGCCATTGGCGGCATGCCAATAGGCATGTGCTTATGTTCGGGAGAAGACAAATTAATGATAACGTTTGTGCCTTTAGCCTTAGCAGCACCGCCACGCGCACGTTCAATGCGGCCACCATGTTTGCGGCCAGACTGACGGCGCTCTAACTCACGACGATATTCATCACTCGTCGTTTCTGTGTCCTGCTTGGCGGAGTTCTTGCCATCGCCTGTGACAGCGCCAGCCTGATCCTTATGGATGCGGCCACCGCACATGCTGCAGGTGCAGCCAGCAGCGTGGACTTTGCCGCCGTGACGCAAGCCCTTCATGGAGTGCTGCTTGTCGTGCTTCTCGTCCATCTCAGATGCTTCCCATGCCTTCATCGACATGTGGTGCTTCTTGGCAAGTTTCTTGTCTTGTGCCTCATCGGCCTTTGAACCTTCCCAAGCCTCAACCTTGCCGCCCTTCTTGCGGAAAGATGCGCCCGCAAGACCAAGATCCTGCTTAAGACCTTTCGGGGGAGCAAAAGGAAGACCCTCACGCTTCTTGCGGTTGGCAAGAGCCGCCACAATCTTCTTGCGCTGTTGCGGGTTAGACGAAAGCATACCGCCGCCAGCCTTACGGGGCTTATGGCCCAGATTTGAGTGAGCCTTTTCGCCTTCAAGCTCCGCAACTTTGCCGCCGCGCTTAAACTTTGAGGGGGTCTTGGGCCACATGCCCGCATTGCCGCTGTCTAGTTGCGGCACACCGTCATAGGGTGCGGTGTCGCTGAAAGTCGGCTTCTTATGCTCCTTGCGGAGACCCATGCGCTCCATTTTTTCCTGTTGCGCTTTGCGGGCTTCATGCTTGTAGCTCATAGTCATTACTCCACAAGGGGATAGGCGGTTATAGGGCTAGACTCACTGTAGGCCAACTGTCGGCTGAGACATTGAACCTAAATTATCATGGATATTGTCTTTTACAACATTTTCCGCAGCTTCTGCGCTCTCAGGATGGACCGCAATCTCACGGGCCAACTGATACATCGCAATCTTCTCTTTGCTCTCACGGTCTGCGGCCCTGTTCTGGGCATCCGCCGCCGCATCCAACGCCCTGACCTTAACCTCTGCGGCCTTGGCTTGCGCGTCGATCATCTTGGCCTGTGCCACCATCATATTGGCGGGGTCAGACTGCGGGCCACCCGGAGGTGCTGTGTTGAAGAGCGAGGCCGCATCGTCAATGTCTAGGATTGTGAGGATACGCTCATCAACCGCCTTGGCGTTATAGAGGCTGGGATTAGCGGCCTGAAGCTGCTTGATGGCCATAGCCTTCTGAATCCGGGCCGTCTGGGAAGCATTGTTGGGATCAGCGACCGGCACAAGGTTCACATTGTCCAGCGCCGCAATCAGAGTCTCTTCTGTCCATTGACCGGCGGGGTATTGATTGTTTTCCCAAAACGCCTTGGGCGTCTCTTTGAACAGATCCTTAAGTAATTGAAACTCAAGGGCTTGGCTTGCATGCATGCGCTTGTGAACCGCAGACATAACTTTCTGCGCTTGGTCAATCAACGCAAGCGTGGTGCCAACGGGGGCCTCTACATTGCCTTCGCCTACCGCCGTATCGGCGATGGCCCCAAGGCGTTGACCGCCATCTTCAATCTGCTTGAGGAGCGTCAGGAATCCCGCATCCACGCCACGGTAAGGAAGATTCATTACCATGTTCTGGATGGGCT